CTCATTGGATACGCCGCTATCTTGGGTCGATGCAGATTTTCTACTCCAGAAGATTGGGACGACATTGAGTCTGACTCGCAATCATAATCAAAATCAATACTGCGACTACTGCAAATATCGCTGGGGAGCAAATAAGAACGGCTGGGATTTAAGAGCTATGACTCCAGCAGTTTGGAAAGTCCAGAGCGAGACACCACTTCGAAAAGCACAGGTTAGGTTCTATTGCCAGCCTTGCGCCGATGAAGCACAGAACTGGCCAGATGGCACATTTTATTCATTGAAAGAACAGTTAGACGATGCGATAAGTAATTTCGCAGGGAGAGAGAAGTTAAATGTCGAATTACCTTGATGATTATGTTTCAGTTCAAGACCGATTGAAGGAGTTTATAAATGCTTATCCAGATTATCGAATCAAGACTCATATCTTGGCGGAGTCGCTTGTGGCTAATTGTGATGTCTATATCATTAAAACTGAGTTATATCGCACTGAAGCTGACGCACATCCTTGGACTACAGGTTTATCCAGTGAGTCTAAATCCAAGCAATATGCACTCGAGCTTGCGGAAACTGGATCGTTGGGACGCGCACTTAACCTCGCTGGATACTTCGCTAAGACTAAACCGAGCCCAAAGAAGGCAATTGAAACGACTAAGCCAGCTCTTGCGGAATTCATAAAAGAGCAACGCCCTAATGATCCTGAGCCAATTGTCTGGGATGTAAGCCAGATAGCAAATCAATTAGGTGCTGAGATAATCGATGAGATACCGCTCTGCTCTGGTGGCGATGGGCCAATGGTGCTTAAGACTGGCACTAAAGAAGGCAAAGAATATAGGGGCTGGGTATGTCCAACTCCTAAGTCTGGTCATCCTGCTAAATGGATGCGTATTGGTTCAGATGGGCATTGGGTCTTTCAGAAATGAAGCAAGATGCTCATCCATTTATCTGCTCAAATTGCAAGCTAGTTACTCCGCATATTGAGTTGCATAAATACGATTCAACAGATATTGCTGAAGCACCTGAGGAAGTCTGGTTAGTTGAGTGCCAAAGGTGCTTTATGCAAAGAATCATTTATCCAGCAGATCGCGTAATTGCTAAAGAGGACGATATTGTCCGATGCGACCAATGTGGTAAATGGAAGATGAAGGCAGCAAAGTGTCGAATATGCCGATTAGCTGCTGGATTGGAAGAAATATCAGAACGCTATTGGACTGGTAATGAGACAAAAGAAAGACCTTATAATGCCGCTTTATGAATATCGCTGCGATAAATGTGAAGCGACCAAAGATGAGTATCAGCCAATCACTTTAAGAAGTGAAGTAATCTGCGATAATTGCAGCGTTGCAATGTGGAGAGTCTGGAGACCCAATCCAATCCACTTCAAAGGCGAAGGCTGGGCAGGGAAGGACAAATGAGCAAACCCCATTCTATTAGATATATCCGTCAGCTGATGGAATGGGGATTTGATAAAGAGTTTATTGCTAAAGATTGCGGTATCAACCTGGAATCGCTTGAAACTAGGTTAAGAAGAGCTAAAGAAAGGGAGCGCAGGAATGGGAATCAAGGAACTGAGTTTGGAACTAGCGGCAGTCAGCCTAATAGCTGATGAGGCTAAGAAGGCTAAAGATAGGCTAAGGGCAGCTCTACAGGCCGAGATGGACGCTATTGGCGCAGATAGAGTCAAAGCTGAATATGGCGATGATGTTATTGCATATGTAACTACTACTAAGCCTAAATTCAAGTGGGTTATCAAGTCAGATAAGCGATTTGTTGATTGGGTTAAAACTAATATCCCCAGCGAAATAGTTGAATCGGTAAGAGAGTCATCAGTTGATGCGATATTGGATAAGTTCAATTATCTGGACGATATGGTTATTGATCCAAATGGTGAAGTAATTGATTGGTTAGAAGGCAGTCAGTCAGAGCCTTATTTAATGACTAAATTCCACAGTGATGGCAAACAAACGCTGAAGAACGCGTTTCAATCAGGCCAGTTAGAGTTTAAGAAGATATGGGAATTAGAATGAAAGATGATATATATCCAATCTGGAGAGATGTAGATGATCATATGGATATGCCAGATGGTGTGGATATGAAACACCGCTCTGAACAGGACTTATGTTAAATCGACTTGACTTAGGTGCTACACTCTCGCCAAAGTGCGGGCGCGCAGCTGGCCCTCTAACGGAGGTTGAGGGAGGCCATTGCCTTCGCCTGATAGCTACGGCAGTTATAGCTGCTTTACTTTCAATATTCAATCCAAAGCCAGCAAATGCAGATATGAATCTCAAGCTTTATGCATACAATAAAATGGATTGGTCAGAATTCCAATGTTATAACTGGTTAATTTATAAAGAGAGTAGATGGAATCCCAAGGCTCGCAATGGATCTCATTATGGCCTTGGTCAAATGCGTTCTACTTGGTATAGAGATCTTAGCCCTCGGCGTCAGATAGATGCTCATATCAAGTATCTGCGTCATAGATATATCGATGCTTGCGATGCACTTCATCACCTTGAGACTCGGGGCTGGCATTGAGTAGAAGATATAACTCAACCTATTACCAAAGAACTAGATTGCAAGTGTTGCAACGCGATTACAATACCTGCCATTACTGCGGCCTTGAAGCCAATACAGTTGATCACCTAATACCTATCAGCAAAGGTGGAACGGATGAAGCTTCTAATATGGTTGCTTGCTGCTCTCAATGCAATAGTTCTAAGCGAGATCGTATGACCCCTACCTTTTTTGAGCGCGCATCCAGACCCACGACCCCCATTGGGAAGATTTTCCCTGAAAATGGCTCGGCTAGGCATTACCAAGAATGAAAGAGCTTGCTCTGGCTGAATTGGGTGAGATTGTCCGAGTCAGGGACGAATCGGCTTACCGAGGTGTGCCAGAACCGCGTATTCATACAAAACTCAATGATTTGCCTTCTTATGGCGAGCAAATGATTAAATTCTGCGAGGAAATTGGCTTTGAACTGATGCCTTGGCAGCAATGGCTTGCTCATCACTCGCTTAAATATAAAGCTGATGGCCGATGGGCTCACCCAATTGTTTGCCTATTAGTAGGCCGACAGAATGGCAAATCAACCTTTATGGCGCTTAATATTCTATTTCGAATCTATGTTTTAAAGGAAAAACTGCAAGTCCATACGGCCCATAAGCTAACTACTTCAGCTGAATTGTTTTATAAAATCTATGGAATTATTGAACAGAATCCCAGACTAGCTGCTGAATTTACTAAGAAGCTTGAAAGTAAAGGATTTCAGGAGCTTCAATTTACTGAAGGTAGGCGATATATCGTCCGAGCCAATAACTCCGCTGGTAGAGGCATTGCAGCTCCAGCTTGCGTCCATATGGATGAGGTAAGAGACTTTAAGGATGATGATGTGTGGTCGGCTTTGCGATATACCCAAATGGCTAGTCCAAATCCGCAGACTTTTATTTATACTTCGGCTGGAGATCAGCATTCAATTGTCTTAAATAGATTAAGGGAAAGAGCCTACGCTGCTATTTATGGAGCGCCTGACGATATTGGTTGGTTTGAATATTCAGCTCCAAAAGATATTAAATTTGATAATTCATCAGATTTTTGGCTAGGTGTCTGCCAAGCTAATCCATCACTTGGATTAACAATTCATCCAGATAATATTCGAGCAGTGTTAAATGACCCAGAGGATATTGTCCGGACAGAGGTATTAACGCAATGGGTCGATACCATAAATCCAGTTATCAATCCGTCTCAATGGGAAAGCTGCAAGGTTGAGGGACTTCGACTTGACCCTGAAGCTGATACTTGGCTGGCTATTGATTTAAGCCCTAGCAGAAAAGAAGCAGCGCTAGTTGCTAGCCAAAGACTTGAAGGCGATAGATTCCAAGTTATATTGCTTCAGACTTGGCATAACCCTGCCAATCTGGACGATAAAGCAATGGCTAATGATGTTGCCGAATGGGTTAGAAAATATCCAGTCCAGCTAGTTGCCTATTCAGCCAAAACCGCGTCAGCGGTAGCCGCTAGATTGGCTCCTGCAGGAATAAGAGTCGAGCCAATAGACGGCCTTGATTATGCCCAAAGCTGCGATGAATTACTGGGAGCAATTTCATCTCAGCGGTTAGCTCACTCGGGACAGGAAGAGCTGACCAAGCAATGCCTATCTGCCGTCAAACTCCCTTTCGGTGATGGCGGATGGGTAATGGGTCGTAAAGTTAGCAATACGACAATTTGCGGAGCAATTGCTTCAGCGTTAGCGACACACTATGCAACGATGGCTGAAAGCGGAGTAGATATTCAAATAGTGTAAGTAGGTTCGCTTACAATGTAAGCAATGGGTGCTATAAGAGATTTCCTATTTCCACAGGTTCAGACGGCTAAACCTACAAAGGTTTCAGATGTTGCAGCCGCGCTAACTCCCGTCCAGATTAGCGATTCAGTT